TATATTTTAGTTTTTTGTCTTTTCTTATATCTTTTCCTTTGAGACTTGTTGAGAAATCAATCAGAAAATTTGTTAAAAGACTACTAAAAGTTTTTTTGTAGTCTTCAGAGTCGGTTATTAATTTTAACTCATCGGAAATTTTTTCTATTTCACTGTCCGTTTGTTGTTTTGAAGTTGATGTACCGAATTTATTTATAGACTTCAAAAATCGTATAATGTTGTCTTTAAAAGAAGTATCTCCTGTTTGAGGCTTGCCTATTCTTCCTCCGCTTGCTTTAACTTCTACTTTTTGAATGTTCGGAAAAAATAAATCTCCTTCACTTTCACCTTTTGATGCATTTGTGAACAAAGTAAATAAAACTTCAGCATCTCCAAACCCCACATCGTTTGTGGTTTTGCCTGACCGGGAATAACACAGTTCTAGTAATTCATCGGTAAGATTTGGTAAATCTTGTTTTATAGAAGCAAATAAATTAAAAGGCTGTTGTGACTCGATTTGTTTTTCTGTGTGGTGAAGATTTTTTTTGTTAAAAATTATTTCCCTAACACTCGTATTAGTAATTTTCGATTGTGCCATTTTTTGAGACAATGGAGTTAAAAAACTAATGTCGAAATCTCTAATTGTTGTTTTGCTGTTTTGATTCCACCCACCATTTTTAAATAAATCAAACAGAGCTGGTCTTAAAGCAACTCCTTGAACTATATCTTGTATTTTTTGTGGATTTTCGACAAATCCCAATGTTTTAAACCCGTTTTCTTCTGGAGGTTCTTCTAAATCATTTGGGTATTCTTTCGAGTAAAGAGCTGTTTTTTCTAAAATAATATTATATGCTTGCTTTAAATTGGAAGGAGCAGATTTGTTGCGTTTATTTGCAGTTTGACTTTGAATTGAATTTTCATAAACTTGCTGTAGCGTTGAAAATCCTTTGCTCATATATTTAGTGTTTTTTGCCTTTGTGTTGGTCTGCGCTTCCGCTTGAGCCCTCGTCGTCGTCGTCATCGTCTTCTTGATCGTCCTCGTCATCATCTTCATCATCTTCATCGTCGTCGTTGTCTAAATCGTGCATTTGGACAAATCCTAAAACGACATCTTCTGGAACGCAAATCCCAAGTGCACCTAAAAAGCGCTGAAACGCGTCCAGCAAAGCTTCGACTGAAGTGTCATTGCCATCTAATGATATTTCTATATTTTGATGCAATTCGGGAGAAGTAAACGAGAATTTAACTCGAGCATTATTATGTTCGAATTTGCTGTCGTTAATTGTAAAAGGAATTCTCATGTTATTATTTAATGAAAAAGCCATAAGTATCTATAACATTTAAATAAATGTTAAAAATATAAACTATGAAAAAACCTAAAGGAAAGCAGAAGTCTCAAAGTGAAATACAACCAAAAGATACTTCACCTAGAGTTCATCAAAGGGAAAAAATTAATTTTGATTTAAATATAAGAGGGCTAGAATGGACAGATAAACAAAAAGCTTTTATACAATTAGCAACATCAAAAGAAACGAGAGTTGTGTTTTTAAGTGGTCCTGCAGGGTGTTCTAAAACTGCTTTGGCTGTATTCTGCGCTCTTCAACTATTAAACCAAAAAAGAGCAAGCGAAATTGTATATGTTAGATCTTTAGTAGAAAGCTCATCACATTCTATGGGGTTTTTACCAGGGTTAGCTGAAGATAAGCTTAAACCTTATATTACACCATTAGTAGACAAATTAGAAGAATTTCTGCCTACAGGAGACATTAAAAAATTATTTGCTGATGAACGGCTGAAGCCAGCACCAGTAAATTATTTGAGAGGAGCATCATATAACGCCAATGTTGTAATAGTAGATGAGGGTCAAAACTTCGATTTCAAAGAGCTTACTACTGTAATCACTCGTATAGGTAAATTTAGCAAGTTTTTTATTCTTGGCGATCCAATGCAATCTGACTTAAAACATAAAGAAAGTTCTGGATTCAAACCAATGTTTGACGTTTTTAACACAAACGAAGCTCAAAACAATGGAATGTATTGTATAGAATTTGGAAAGGAAGATATTATGAGATCTGAACTATTAAAGTTTATTATCGAACAAATTGAAAATTATAATGTTCAAAAAAATAAACCCTAACAATACATCTCAAAATGACTCTTTTTTGATTAATGAACTGTACAAAGAAAATGATCGTAGCATTATTCAAAATTTTTATGAAGAAGATCCTTTTATTAGAAATTCCCTTCAGCAAGCTATAGGAAATACGCTAACACAAACAAACAATAAAACAGTACTAACGTCAAATTCGGTTGATATGTTATATTTAATGTGTTCTACAGCGTCATTTGCTGAGTCTGAAGATGAATGCCAACGAGTTGCTTTAACGATCTATCAATTTTACAATAAACCAAAAAACGTAATACCCTGTCTGTTGTTCGATCGAGGTTTAACTTTTTCAAGCAAAGCTTTGATTTCGTTGTCTTTTTTTTACGAACATTTAAAAGTAAGAGTAGAGAGGAAGGGTTCTCCTACTCCTGAATTTTATCGTAAAGTATCCAAAGAAATTTATACACAACATAAACAAAAAGATATTGCGAATCACCATGAGCAGTGGGAATTATTTTTAAGAGATAAAATCAACCATTGCAATTTACAAAAAACATAGTAAAGTACAAATATTAACGCTTTAGACAAATGAATGCTTCTGAAATTAATTCTACAATTCAACAGCTGCTCTCTACAATAAAACAAACAAGAGAAACATACGAGGCTTCTGTTTCAAGTATTCCAGTACATCCTTTTGACAGACTTAAACGTGAATATTTAGGTGAAAACCGTCAAACTGTATCTTTTGCGGACTTAAAGTGTCCTGAAAATTTTTGTCCTTTTACTGCTGGGCAACAACTTAGTTCTATTTCTCAAAAAATAGAAAATGTTGCGTTAACTCAAATAGAAGCATTGACTTCGGATTCCATAAAAAATGAGTGTAATGCTTTTGCTTCTCTTTCTGAGAACGTTTTTGTAATAGATAAAGAAAAAGCTGCAAATTATTTGCAGTGCATTAATATGATTAACAGCATACCTTTATTTGAAGTTGAAAATAATCCAGTTGAAACTGCTAAAAAAGTTATTTCTTATTACATTCAAATGTTACGTTAATAACCTATTTTTTCATTACTCCTGATCCACCAACTGTTGGCCAAGTAGTCAAAAGAGAGTACATTGACTTAAATAACGAAGTAGCAACATTTGATGCCTTACCTGAAGTTTTATGAAGTGGAGCTGATGCTGAAACTCCTCCTTGCTTTGCTCTCAATTGAGCTGCTGTATCTGCAGAATAATCAAGTTTAGGAAGCCTGACTTCATGATAATGAGCCATATCGTGCAAAGCATGAGTGTGAGGAAAGTTATAAACAGAAACTGGATTGTAAGTAACCACCGGAAGAAAACCAAGAGCATATCCAATAAACGTTCCAGGCAAAATAAAGCCGGTCGGTTTCGCTTCCCAAGGTCTCATATTGTACGAGAGCGCTGCAATTTTATCTGTCAGCGTTTGCATGAATCTAGGAGTCAATAACTGTTGTGCTTCTACAGGATTTGTTGACTTGCTCAAAGTAAATCCCATCAAATCTTTTAGCGAGGCGGTTACTCCCTCTACTCCAACCCCTCCCCAAAAAGCAGGACCTGTGTACAAATCACTAGGAGCTGCAATTTTGGTGTGACCGTTAGTCCCAACACATTCTCCTTTAACAAAAGATATGCTTTCGGAGTGTGTATGTCCTCCGACCATTACATTACCAGTATTGCTAATAGTTCCTTTTACAAAAAAATGACCGTCAGTAGGAGCAACCTCTACGCTTTTGCCGCCTATATCTACCACATCTCCTGAAATAGCGACCCTGCCAGACTGTGATCCTATTGCAATTTCTGCTCCAATTATTTTAGTAATGCCTCCATTAAATGTGATGGGCCCGCCTGTTTGTATTTCAACACCATGTGCTCCCGAAATAAGTGTAAATTTGTTGGCGCATTTTATAATGTAATTCCCTCCAGGAGAAGGAAGCGGACTCCATCCTTGTATGTGATTTGCTGTCGCTCCTTCTGGAATTTGAGGTCCTGCTACGTCAGGGTTTATTTTGCTTGGGTCAATTAATCCTTTGTTTCGTACACCTCCGTTTTCCACTACTCTGTATGAAGGGACCATGTTTATGCCTAAGCCAACTTCTAAAAAATCATTTCCTTGTAGAATGGTATGTCTGTTTCCTCCAGGCGGAGCTAGTAATTTTTCCAGTTCTGTGATTTTTTCTTGATTTGTTGATGCTCTTGATTCTACTTCAGCATAACGAGCAGAATCGTCTGCTGGGTCGACAATTGTTCTGGAGTTTCCACATCTCGGACATTTGTCTTTATGTATAGAACTTTTATTGACTGGAGTAATTGACTTGAGGTATTGTTGCACCCCTGTTGGTATAACAATAGAGGTATATCTTTGAATAAATCCTTGAAGAGAAGAAGTTTCTCTTGCCTCATTTTTTGCTAAAACTTTTCCTTCACAAAAAGGACATATTACTTTTCTTTGTTCTGCCATAAAATATTATTGAATTACGTTTTTCTTGTTAAAGGCTCGTGAATCTCTAGCAATAGTTTTTGTATTTGCTCTACTGCATCAACTGCTGCCTGAGAGCAATTTCCTATTTTTTCAGTGTGGTGTCCCATTATTGTTCTGTTGTTACTGCCTTGAATCCACTCTTCTTTATAACCAAGCGTTCTAACAAACCTATCTCCTTCGACATGATCTCTTCTATCAAACTTAGAAAAGAAGTCGCAGCAACCCATTTTCATAGCAAGTTTTGATCCATCTTCTCCAAATAACGTGATGCTTTTTTCGTCGTTTAAAAAATTAGTTGGATCCGTTTGAGATAACCACTCAAGTCCTCCAACACCTGTGTTCCAAACTCCACCAACTGATGCTAGCTTATCCTCATCGGTTGTTGCTGGTTTATAACCTGGACCGTTAGAGCCATAGCGATACGCACTTGCCCACTCAGCTTGAGAATAGCTTGCTGCAAAATACACAGGAAATTGCGGATTGCCTTCCCTAAAAAATACCCATAACATTGCTCCTCCTGACGGATAAGTAAACAATCCTTTAGCCTTATTGTTTAAATTAATTGAAGACATAGTTCCGTGTGCATCGATATTTGCTACCATGGTTGTATTTGTTTCAGCTATGGATTTTAAAGTATCGCTGTCAATTTGTCCTCCGTTTGCAATCAATTCTTCCATAGTAGGAATTGTAGGTAGTTGTTTGTTGATCCCAGCAAGTGCGGCCTTTACGTCACCGTTATATTCAGTTTCTATTTTATCATTTAGCTCTCTTATTTTCCTTTGTCCTTCTTCAGAGTTTAAAGCATAATATTGAGTTCCAGGAGTTAATGACCGAGTCGTTAATATTTCAATCGCTTTTGAATATTCTCCGGAGTTTATCGAGTCTCTCATCTGTTGCGCATATTTTGGATTGTCATTTATGGTTCTCAACAAATTAATTGTAGAATATGTTTGCTCTTCGTATGTTCCGTCAGTTTTAGCTCCATCTTCTCTGTTTGATTGATGATATCCAAAATCTACTTTGTCCCATGTGAACGGTTTGGCTTTCTCTCCTTTGGTGCGAGCAGAAGCGCCTGCTTTAATGACTTCTAGTCCTTTTGCTCTAGTCTCGGACTCGGTCATTCCTGGGCCATACCCCCACGAGTATCCTATTGCTAGTGGAACATCTTGTGTTTCTTTTGTTACATATTCAACAGGCATTACTCCAGCTCCAGATTCTGCTGCAGCAATCATCATAGCAAACCTAAGTTCTTGAGGAGAATAGTTATTAGCATTGTCTGTTGTGTTTACTGTCAAATCCGGATTGGCTGCACTTCCATACAAAGGACTTGATGGGTCTTGATTAACAGGATTAGAAGAGCTTTGTATTCCTTGTGCATCCACTTCTCCGCTTACGCTAGTATACTCTTTAGTCAATTGCGCTTTTTTTCCAACAGTTGCTAGTTTTTTAGCGTCGAACAACGCTTGTCCTTCAGGAGTTGCTTCATACAAAGTAAAATTTGTATATCTATCCTCGTAGGAAGAATTGCTGTTTGGCTTATCTAAAATTCCACCCTGTATAAAATCACTTATCCATACTCCGGGTGGATCATGATATCTTTGAACGTGTCCCCATCGTTCTTTGTCTTTGGGGCTAACGCTTCCTCCTGAGGCAGCAATTACATCTCCGTTTTTTGGTTTGTATGTAGACGAAAAATCGGCAACTGAATTGCCAATTTTAACAGGAGCTTTAAAAAAGCCAGTGTTTGTTAAGAGATGTTCGTTTCCTCCTCCTAAGGCTAACTCTCTTGCGTTGAATCCACATCCACCGTTTTTATCAATATCCATAAACTGAGGAATACCATCAGCTCCAAAACTAGCAGCAACACCTCTTGCGCAATTTCTCGAACCTTGGCTAGTACCTATAGATGCCTTCACCTCATTTCCTCTAGCGTCAGTTCCAGCATAATTCATAATCTCATTTAAATAAGGAGTTATAGCTCCGTATTCTTTTGGATCAGGAACTGGAGATTGATTAAAGTCCCCAGCTTGAATTGATTTGCCATCAGCAGATTCCATTACAGCTAAAGCACCTGGAGCGGATGGTCCCATGATAGGAGATGCTGCTTCTGCCCAAGGTAAAATAACGGAAAGTCTGTTGATGAGATCGCTCGTCATCCCGTTTACTAAATTTTCTCCAACGCACGTTATGTCAATGTCGGCTTCTTGCTCGTTCCATCCTTCATACAATGCAGGCATGATATGAGGAACAAACACTTGAACTCTTCCTCTTTTTTGAGGATCGTTGTTGTTAATACATATACCTAAATACATTCCATTGTAGGTTTTCATTGATTTTATTTAGAGCAAAATTAATAAAATAAAAGGATTTGTTACGCAACACCTAAATCTAAAAGAGACTGGCCTGGGGTTTGGCCAGTAGTAAATGCAGAAGCAATCGTTGGTGTTGAGGATTCCTTTTCTTTCAAAATACGAGGAGGAGGAGCTAATGAAACTCTGGTGCTATCTTCTGTAACCGGAAGATTGGGATTAGCAGGAGAGCCGTCAATTTGAGGAGCAGCATCTTGTTGACTGTTTACCGGAAGTGCTTTTGGCGCAATGTTTAATAAAGGAGATAACACTCCAGCTTGTTGTTCGAAATCTCTAATTGTACGAGTCAAAACTCCCTGGCTTAAAGACTCAAGCGTTCCTCCAAAACTATATCCCATATTCCCAACAAATCCCAAACCAGGCAACTTGCTTATTTTTTGAAATTGTTCTTGTACGCTTTTTGGGATTAAGTCGTCGACAATATCTTGCGGATTTCTTATCATGTCCATTACTTGAGTGACTTTAGCTGCTTCTGGAACATACTGATTTAAATAGCCTAAAGCGGTTCTAGTTGGATCGCGAAACAATGATTCTGTAGAAGTAGCATAACTTTCAATTGACATTGAGATCTTTTCTACTTTAGGAAATCCACCAAAATATTGTGAAATGGAGGTAACTGTAGCAGCTAGTTCTCCTACAGCGTCCAAAAAATCTCTAATTTCAGCAAAAGGAATAATACTGTCTAGAATTCCTTCAGGTCCAAAAACCAAATCCATCACAGAAGCTAGCAATGTATCAATTAAGTTTGATATTTCACTCATTATTTCTAAAAGTCCATTATAAAGATCAGAAGCAATGGCAAATGGTAATGATAATATTGCATCTGCTGTTGCTGCTAAAGTTCTTATGCTTCCAAATATTTGTCCTGGTAAATTTCTTAGTTCGTCGGTTTTGTATTTTTTGTACGTTGCTTCTAATTTGTCTGCAAAACCAGGATTAATCTTATCTATCAAGGCTGTTAACGCATGACCTAAAATAGAAGGTGCTCCCAAAGGATCTCTTGCTATGCTAGTGAGAGTTCCTAGCGTCGCACCTGTAGCTGATGATACCGGTTTAAGTAAGCTGTTGATGTTAGTTTTGACTCCTTGAATATCATGTTGAACTTCAAACGTTAAGCTGCTAAGAGAGGATGTTATCGATTTTGTACTTCTGTCGATTGTTTTTGATGTATACAACTCAACCGAAAACAGTGTTTGTATAACGTTTCTTGTATAAGCATCAAGTGACCGTTGAGCGTTGTTTATTGTTCCAGCTGTTGCTTCTGCTCCATTAACTGCGCTACCAAACAAATTGCCAATATATTGTCCGACACTTGGATTCTTTCGTGCTATTATTTTTGCCTTCTCTGCTGTTACTGCTTTTTGGAGATCGTTTCCTTTAGAATCTGCAACATATTTTGTGCCCACAGAGGTTGGTGATCCAGATGCATTCGTTTGAGTTGACATTCTATCTATAATTATTGCTCAATGTAGATAATTACAAAAAAGTATGTACAGTAAAGAACATGAAATTGAAGCAATCGTTGAAGATTTAATTGAAAACACCATTATAGAATTGTTTGTGGATAGTTTTGCTTCAAAAAAAGAATGTGAAGTTGCATTGGAAATTTTAATATCAAAATTAGAAGAGTTTGATACGAAAACTTTTAAGAATTTTTTTTGATAAATAAATTACAATGTCTAATAGGTTTCATAACAAGCTCCATAAACACAATCACCACAGTAAGCCGACTGCTGGGTATCCAGATTCTGGTTATGATCCAATTGCTTCTTATGAATCTCCGTTTCTTGGTGATTTTTATTCAACAGGCGATATAGTTACTACAGAAAATCTTTCTGCTCAAAAAAACATTTATGCAAATAATGCTTATTTTCATGGAAACTTAACGGTTTTAGGAGATATCTCTCAGTTAGACACAGTCGTAAATGCCACATCGTCTGTGCGGATTACAAACAGTGGAACCGGTCCTGGTTTATCAGTTAAGCAATACGGAAATCAGCCAATTGCAAACTTTTTAGTTAATGATAAGTCTTCTTTATTTATAGACGGCAAAACTTCTGCTCCTGGGTTTGTAGGAATTAATACAGACTCTCCAAACGAGCGACTTACTGTAAATGGCACTATAAGCTCGAGCGGAAGTATGACAGTAGATGGTGTAGTAAGAGTTAAGACATTGCCAATAGGCTCTACGAATACTGTCGTAACTAAAAATTCAGCTACGAATATTCTAGAAAGCAGACAAATAAACAAAATAGTCTGGGATACCAATTTTAACTTTTTATCAGGAGCTGGATTAAATGGAGGTTTTTTAACCAAAACTCTTAATTCGAATGGAGTAACAAAATCTATTATATATGATGATGGCAGCGGTATAGGAATCGATACAACATCATTATCAGGCAAATTAACAGTTAACGGAGATACTAGAATTCAAGGAGAATTGATTGTTGGTTCTTTTACTAACGGAACCACAAATGATGTCATTACTAAGTCATCTAACGGCACACTAGAATATAGACCAGCAAATCCGTTTATTTGGAATCTTACTTTAAATCCTTTAACTGGAGTAGGAACTGCAAACTTTATACCTAAGTTTACATCAAGCGGTATAGATGATAGCGTTATATGCCAAGACCAAACTACAAGTAATATTGGAATCCTAACCACCTCTCCAAATAAAACATTAACGGTTAATGGCGAAATAAGCAGTACTGGAGTCGTATATGCTAATGGAGGAAATTCAAACACGTGGAATACCGTTACGAATAAACTAAACAAAAAAACTAATATACCCGTCTCAAGAGTTGGAGATACTAGCTACTTAGATTTAGACATAAAAGGTGATTTTAAAGGATCTCAATCAACCGATCGGTCAAGATCATACTTACTACAAGAAAAAGACGGAACATTTGTAGGACTTCGTGGTGGATTTAACGGTGTTTTAAAAAAAGTTTTCTATTTTACATCTTCAGACGCTGAACTGCTTAATACTAATATAACAGATATTGAATATAGGCCAGCGTTTTTATTACCAACCGAATATGTTTCCGAGCTAATTGATGGCAATTATAGTGGAATGCTTTTAAGAGTAACAAATTCATCTGGATCTAATAAGTTTTACTGGGTAAAACACCAAGGTACGTTAAATCCAGCTGTTCACACTTTAGCTAATACAGTAGATGTTACTAGTGTAATATCAACATTAAATGCAGGCTCTTTAGTTTATGTACCAGAAAAAAACATATTTATTGTTACTAAACAAGATGGGTATAAAACTCAGTATTGTGTTTTAAATTCCGCTTTAGTCGTTGAAAACAGTGGCGGATCATTTTGGACTCAAATTGATCTTAACAGCTCGTCAGAAATTACATATGGATTACATAACGGAACTGCCCACAATGGCACTCCTTTGATTAATCATACTCAAACCCCAAATATACATTATTATGTTAATGGAGATGACGTTTATATTTCACAATATGTGTCTGTAGTCTTGTTTTATCCAGGAGCTGTATTATATGTAGGTTATAATTCTTGTTGTAAATATAATACGCTTGCTAAAAATTTTGGAGATTTTTATCCCAAACCATACTTTATTGACCCTAGTAACTCTTCAACTTTTAAAGCTCCGTTTTTTTCAAAAGATTCTACAAACTTTTTCAGTTGGTACAATATTGGAAACACAAAATTTTATCAAATAAACGACTCGGTTTACGAAGCAATTAAAGAACACTCTATAAGACCTTCAGACTTCACTTTTCGTAAACATCCATTACTTTTAAGTTGGAGTGACGCTGTTGTTAGACCGTATGACAGATCTACGACGCCTCCAATGCCTGCTGCGTGGTCTACAGATATTAAGACATTTATTCCGACAGATGCTTCACTTTTAGGAAAAACGGTCACGAGTGTAAGTTTTGTTTCTCCTACAAGGTTGTATTCTTTTTCAGAATCGAAGCGGTTTGGTGAAGTCGGAACCAGTTACAAGTCAGTAATTTCTCAATTGCCGAACAGCAATAATACTGCTACATACAATATGTTTGGCGGCGGAACAGCTAGTGGACTAAACGCCCCAACTACTATATTTGAATGCCCTGCTGCTTTTAAGCCTCTACACAACGGAAATCATGCAAAAAATAATTCAGAAGACGAATATTTTTCTAGTGTGGTTTACTCTAACGGAAATTTGCGACTCAAAAAATTTGATCCGAATAATATAAGATTTGACGAGATTAACGGGGACACGTTTACTTCAATTACATTAGACACTCTTCCTTCTAATTATGTAAATCTAATTGATGCTATTTTAGATTTAGATTCGGTTACATCAGGAGAAGATTCTACTAAAAGAAGGTGGAGTATTTACCATCTTAGAAACGATTTGTATCTCGTCTCTTTTGGATGCTTTTTTTCTGGAGTGGGAATCAAATCGTTTTTTAAACTTTTAACTCATACAGGCGGAGTTTTCAATTCCGTAAGTTCTTCTTATCTTGCAGGAACGATTGCACAAATCGATGGAGTTTCTATGACTTTACAAGGAGTGCCTAGACAGTACATGATGAGTTCTGGCAGTTATGATAATGGAGTTGACACGATTTATATTATTTTTAAATGCGTTGGAGCAGAAGCACCTGGTACAAACAGACAATTTGGAGTTGTTGCACAAATAAACTATTCTAGTAATTCTATAATAAATTGGAGAGCAATGCACAATATTACAAACCAAAATTATAGTGGAGTTCCTGATACGGTTTGGCCAACATGGCATAGTCCAGCTTTCGGAATTCACCCAACTTATGGTCCTTATATGACTAATAATCTCGTTGATGAATTCAGCAAATCTGTACTGTATTTTATTGATAAAACTTCAGATGCCGTTCTTAGTAGTAGAATTGTGGATTGTTTCTCTACATTGCTTGGAGGAGCTAGCATACAGACGAACTATTTGGTACCACTAACTATAAAACCTGCAACGGGATTTGTGTTGTATGTGTCTTCTACTCCTGTATTTATAAAAGGCGATTATTATACTTTGCCAACGCAAAGTATTGATTTAGTGTCTGTTGTGGGAGGAGGAGTGGCTGCAAACGTACAAAATAGAACGTTTTACGTGTACGTTGAATTAGTCGGATCATCAGTCCAGCTTTCGTTCTTAACTACTAGACTTGCAGATACGGACTCTATGATCTACATAGGAACCGTAGTTACAAATTTAATTGGAATACAAAATTCTTCTTTTTCTAAAGTTTCTCGCTTAGGAAATCTACAAATTGAGGATAAAATTACCATTTCTGGTACAACTACTGCTACAAACGAATTTATTAAGGTTATCGTAAACGGACAGACAAAATACTTACGTTTATTTGATATATGATGAACTGTTATGTCTACCGTTTTTCACAATAAATTTCATAAATATGCTCATCATACTAGCTTTTCTGCAGCTCATGCCGATTCTTCCATTGATTCAATAGCATCAAAGAATGAGCCGTTCCGGGGTGAATTTTATGCTCAAGGATCTTTATGTAATACTGGTGAGTTATCTGCACAAAAAAATCTTCATGCAACTCACGCTTTTTTTGCAGGAGATTTATCAGTAAACGGAAATTTGAGTCTTTTGGAAAGTTTTGGGTTTGCTGCTTCTGCATTAGCAATAACAAATTCGGGTGGAGGTCCTGCATTAACAGTTGAGCAAAAAGGAGAATTTAATGCTTTTGAAATTTTCAAACAAAACAATTCTGCTTTTGTTGTTAGTAACACTCCTTCGATTTCAGGAAATGTTGGTATAAATACACAACAACCTAATCATAAACTTACGGTAAACGGCAGCATAAGCTCTACTCAAAACGTTATTATTGATCAAGTGTTAGCAATCAAAAACACGCAAACTGGTGACTCTGACGAGCCTATAGTGAGCGATCCGCTAAATTTTCTTAGAAGTAAAAAAATTAATGAAAAGGTATGGAACACAGCAATCGAGTTTTTGAGTGGGCGGCAATTAAATGAGAACTTTTTAAATAAAAAAACTGGAGAAAGCACCATTGAAGATTCTGGTGTATTTGAAAAAAATAATTCAAACATAGGAATAGGAACAACTACTCCAACAGAAAAGCTTACAGTAAATGGCAATGCAGCTCTGTTAGGAAAAATTCAAATTAACAATTTAAGCGTTGGCTCGACTTCTAATATAGTAACTACAAGTAATGACCGTATATGCACAAGAGTTGGTAATGATTTCTTGTGGAATAGTGGAACGGGTGGGTTTGGAACTATTAGAGAACATTATGTGCCAGTACATACCAACACAACCGATTTAGTTTTAACATCTAGTTGTGTTATTAATGAATTTACAACTAATTTTGTAGGCGTAAATCACAGTTTGCCAAACGTCGAATTGACGATTAACGGAGAAATAAGTTCTACTAATAAAATATTTAATGGGGTTGATAATAGTGATATCTGGAATAATGTTACGGACAAACTTGATGTTGATTTAGAAATACCTTGTTCGAGAGTTGGAGATTTACATTATCTCGAATTAGACATTAAAGGAGAATTTAAAAGCTCACAAGCCACAGATAGAGAAATCTCTTTTGTATTAAAAGAGTCTGACGGTACATATGTCGGTTTACGATCAGGCAATAACGGAATCTATTATAAATTGTTTTATTTTACTGCATCTGAGCATGATTTTTCTGATATAAATTTAACCGACATAGAATACAAGCCTGCATTTTTAACTAATACAGAATACGTTTCACAAGTACTAGATGGAAATTTAGATGGTATGTTTGTTAAGGTAAGCAATTATACAAATACCGCTGTCCGCTATTTTTGGATACACACTCAAAATACATTAAATCCATTAATACATACTTCCTCAAACGTTAAGGAAGTCACTTCTCTTGTTAGTACACACAATCTTACTAATTTATTATTCATACCAGAACAAAACATTTTCGTTGGTTGCTTTCGTGGAACAAATGCTAATAAAAAAATTATTTTTACTGCGTTTAATGCTTCTGGCATTCAACTAGGAAGCAATTATACGCAAATAGACTTCGATCAAACACCTCATATAACTTTTGGTTCTATTAGTGGTAATGCTGTCTCAAACGTTTTAATCAATAACTGGACTTACCACAATTCGTTTAGGCATTATGTAGTGGGAAATGTTGTTTATTTGTCTCTACTTTGCAGCATAACGTTAAATAATGGATCTGATTTATATCACTGTTATTATAATTCAGTATGTAAGTTTAATATTCCAGCTTATACGTTTGTTGACTTTTATCTTAAGCCATATGGATTAAATCCAGATAATTCAGCTACTTTAAAACAGCCTTTTTGTAGTGGTAACACCACTTCATTTAATGATAATGTTGCAAACAGGGGTGGCAGAAAAATATATATGGTAGACGGAGAACATATCATAGAGTCCGTTAAAAGAGTGGGACCGGAATTTAACAAAATAGGGTTCCGCTTTCATAAAAAACAAAATTCGAGAAGCTTTCAAGAAACTTTAAGTAGCTTAGTAACAAATCCTTTTGATCCTACAAAAATAGACTGGTCAAACGCAATTGACGAATTTGTGTCTGGAGATTCATCTGCTCTAGGAAAGTCATTAGTGACTACTTTGTTTTCTTCTGACACTTCTTTGTTTTGTGCTGCTCAATCTAAACTAATTGGAGAAGCTTCAGTTAGCACAAAACCAATTATATGTAAATTGAGTGATTATAACGACACGCAAACATTTCCAAACGAATCTACAACGGGATTAAAAACTCCAAGCTCGATTAAACTGACTACTTTACCAGAATTAAGTTCGGGATTAGGAAACGGGCTTCAGACGACTTTAACTTCTAACTCTCAAACAATAAGACTAAAAAACCGTTTTAATTTAAAATATGTTGAGATTGATTGCAATTCAAGCGTCCCAGCAATAACTAATTCATCTGTTATAGAATTACCTTCTGATTATGTATCGCAAATTGATGCAATTGTTAGTTCTGACCCACAAAAAGCAGCATACTTTCCAGCAGGAACAGACGACTCTAAATGGGTGTTATATCATATACAAAACGATTTGTTTTTATTAAATTTTTGCTATTTTAAAAATGGAGGATATGGAACAAAGAGTTTTTTCAAATTAATCAGCCTAACTTCAGGAAATATATTTGTAGAAAAAACTACTGCGGCTTTGTTGGAAGGAAGGACTCACCTGTCGGGAAATGAAGTAACTGGTATTACAAATCCTTTAGCATCGTCTGGAGTGTTTATTGATGCATCCACAAATAGCGCGTACATAATATACGTCGGTTTAACTTGTAGAAGTGCATTAACGAGTAGAATAATATTCTGTGCTGCAAAAATAGACTTGGTCAATAAATTCGTATTATCTTTTAATAATAATTTTAAAACATCTGCTTTAAGTGCACGTCCTTCGGTTAGTATACATCCACTTTATGGACCATGTGCTCTAATTTCTAATACAGAAAATGGAGGTAAGGTTACTATGTTTTATTGCGATAAAAAATCCGTTGTTGTGTACTCTAATAGAATAACACAATGTTTTGATGATCTTATAACTATTGGAACAACAGAGCTAAATAGTGAAATTTATGCTTTGACGATTAAGCCTGCTTTAGGTTTTATTTTATATTTTCCGGAAGTTACATGTTTTATTGGTGGTAATGAAGTAACAATTTCTGCTCAAACGATTGACTTAGTAGACGTAATTGGAAACGGATCTGACCTTTTAATAAAAAATAAAATCTTTTATGTATATTTGACTCGCAAAGATAACAATTTGATCATAACGTTTGATACAAACATGCTTTCAGATGAATATCTGACAGTTTTTTTAGGAACTGTAACGACAGGAAATGTAGGAATAACATCTTCAAACTTTGAAAAAATTACACGCTTTGGAAATATGCAGATCGACGATACTGCTGTTGCTTCTAATACATCAACTTCAACTAATTCTTTTTTAAAAGTCGAAGTTAGTGGTAAAACTAAATTTTTGCGACTGTATGATATATAACAGTAAAACATTAAATACAAAATAATATGTCTAGCGATCCTTTCAACCCGACAACCGTTTCATTAACTGACGTAACACCTATCGAAAATCATTATGTCGTAACTGGTATCGTTACAGACGAAACTCCTAATTATTTCAACTTTGCTGTTCCTTCTGGTAAAGTGTTGAAGTCCATTGCTTGTACTTCTCTAAATGGTGGAGATCAGACCGTTTTTCTGGCAATTCAGAACGGGTTAATATGGTCAGTTGGATATAATTTGTCATTAATGCTTGCTTATGGTCAAATTACAACAAATAATTTACAGACAAACTTATTTCAGACGTTACTCCGACCACTTGATTATCCGTATACATTACCTTCAGGAGAATATACTATTTGGATAAACCAAACTGGATCATTAACTACTGAATATTTTTTAGAAATGGTAATAGAAGATGCTGGGCAAGTTGCGATAACACCGACACCCACAAATACACCAACTGTTACTCCAACTCCTTCGTTTACTCCAACTCAAACTGAAACGAATTCCGTTACTCCAACGACTACGCCTACAATCTCACTTAGTCCGACATTGTACATAACAAGCACTCCTACGCCGACATTACCAATGGTGGTAAACGATTTACCTATTCCCGTAGAAGACCAGCCGGTTATATATGACACCAGTGAGAGACAAGCAATTGTGGAAAACATAGCTGGAGAGCTTGGGGTTGTAGGAGATGTAATTTCTTTAAAAAACGTATTTACGGAACAAGGAAACTCAATTGAATGGAGTAGCAGTTCTGCTACCGTTCGTGCTCTTAGTTCTTCATGGGATTATCAAGGAACAGACTTAAAAGAGTTAAGTTCCGATTGGAGTCAAACTCATACAATCGTAAAGTCCAGCTCAGCCGCGTGGGATAATAGCGTGCAGGCTAGCAAAGAATATTCAGACTCGCACTTCTTATCATTGAGTGGAGGAACTGTTACTGGAGAAGTAACAGTTGGCAATGGCTCTCTTACCATGATAGTGGGAGAAAATAAAGTTGGAATTAATACCGAAGATTTGTATGATTCGTTAAACGTTAATGGCAACGTAAGAGTTATTGGCAACGTATCTACTACTAATGGAAACAGTGACCAATGGAGTTCTGCTTATACTACCGTAATGCAAAACTCTTCTACTAAGTGGAATGGTCGTTGGGCAAACACAATATATGTACAAAAAGCAGGAGATGACTCAAATGCTGACGGGAGTGCCGCTTTTCCTTTTGCTACCATTCAGGCTGCTGCTGAATATGCAGCTACGTTGTTTCCTTATGATGTTTTTGTTGAAATACGTATCTCTCCCGGAATTTACAATGAGACTGTTTATTTATATAGACCTAACATAAGCCTTATTGGGTCTAGTAAAGAAGGTGTTGTTATAACAGGAAACGTCGGTATATATTTTAATTTTTATAATGAGAACTTATCAAGAGATCCGTTATTTGTTCTAAAAAACCTTACAATAAAAACTGATAATATTGTAATAGGAACACTGTTATTAGGTGGAACGTTGCCTTATACATTTAATGCTGAAAACGTAGATGTTATTAACAACTCTATGTATTCTAGTGCTTTTGTTGTTGATGTGATGCAATACTCTCCTGCTGGAACTAGCGGATTAGTTTTAAACATACGTAATTGTAATTTTTATTCTGAATACGGAACAACAGAGGCTGTTAATTTGGCTAATGTGTATTATGGCGAATTTTTAAATGTAACAATTAAAGGCTATACAGAGCGTGCAATCAAAATTACCGAATCCCGAATTAAGATGGCTGATTGTATTATTTCGTGTGTTCAATCAACAAGTATTATATCTATTGGACGATGGGATCATAGTGCTGAATATAGTGAAAGTAACTCTAGTGGAGAGCCAACAGTTCAACTTAAAAATTGTTTGGTAACAGGTTCATTAGTAGAACAAGGCATTTTTATTGAACAAGGTGCTTCTCTGCTCGTTCTTGATAGTACGTTAAGCGTAAATTCTGATGCAAATTGGGCTATAAGTGGAGATTGCGAGTGTTATTTGTTTAATGGAGGATTGAAATTTGCTCCAAACTCAAATCAGACTATTTTTGAGTGTATTTCAGAGCGTTCGTTTGCGACTTTAACTGGAACAACAGTAGGAGTAATATCTTCCAGTAGTGTTATATATTCTCAAAACGGCAATTCAAATCAATGGAATGACGCATTTACTATAGTACAAGCAAATTCAGGAATATGGTTGTCTTCTCAAAATCAAACGACCGTTTTCGAGGGAACTGTGTTAACAAATACTCTGGTTCTTGTTTCACCAGACGGAACACAGTGGAAACTTAACGTAAGCAACACAGGGGTTCTTTCAGCTGTAAGCACAATGCTTCCAAGTCCTACTCCATCAGTCACTCCTACGCAGACTCCAACTCTTACAAAAACGCCAACACAAACACCAACTCCCAGCAAAACTTCTCCAATAACACCTACTCCAACTCGCACCCAAACACAAACACCTTCACAAACCACAACAGAACCTCCAACACCAACTCCAACAGAAACACCGACGCTGACTCCTACGCTGACGCTAACTCCTACCGAAACATCTACAAGTACTCCTACACCCTCTAATACTCCAACTCAAACTCCTAGTGAAACTCCGCCTATAACACCAACCATTACACAGACTCAAACCTCTACGATTGAACCTACACCAACATTGACGGCAACACCCAGCAATACACCAACGCTAACACCTAGTGGACAAGTTAATAATCAATGGAGTCCAAGCAACATTGTTACAAGTATGTGGTTAGATGCCAATGACGATTTAACAATTTCTTTAATCGGAACGAGCGTAAGTTTGTGGGCAGACAAGAGTGGAAATTATAATGACTTATTACAAGCAAATAGTTTAAAACAACCTCAATCTAGAACTAGAACACTTAACGGAAAAAACGTAATCGATTTTTCGGTTAGTAAATTTATGGAAACCATGAATGCTTTTGATTTTGGTTCTAGCTTTAGTATATTCGCTCTTTGTGAATTAGATGTTATAAATAACGTATTAGATTCTCTGTTTAGCTCTGCAGGAAATTCTCCATCATTTCAACTTCAAGCAAATTCACCTACTGCGTTTTATGCAAATATAGCTCAAACGGGTATGCTAAGCAATGATATACAATTTTTAACCAGCTCTATATCTGGAGCTTTTATGATTGAATTAGAGTTTAATAATATTAATAATACGTTGAATCTTCTGTTAAATGGAACTACTGTTGGAGGTACCGGAATTTATAATTCTCAGCCTAACTCAACAAATAAATTCGTATTGTTTGCTGATCGAAGTAAAACAGCTTGCACTGATGGATCAGTAGCGGAAATAGTAATAACTCCAAATGTATTGACCGTATTAGAGAGACAAAAGGTAGAAGGATATCTTGCTCATAAGTGGGGTATTGATGCCAATTTGCCATCAGGACATCCTTATAAATACCAAGCACCATAAAAATTTCAAAAAAAGATAAGTATAAACACAAACCTATGTTAAACAAAGATGTACATTTTCTAGAAGAAGCTTATTTGTCGATTACCAAAAAAAACCAAAACTTGCCTATTCCTTCAGAAGAAGAAATCGTAACTACAGCACCAAATAAAATTGTCAGTTCCGGTCCTGTTACTGAGCCTGCTCCTGGAGTAGATATGGACATGGTAGATCCTGCTGCTGAAAAAGATACCACAGGAATACCAGTAAAAATGGATTCTGAACCTCTTCCAAATTTAGATTCTCTTGAACAAAATCATACAAAAGAACATGAAGAAGATGAAATGGTTTTGGATAATTTAAACTCTTTAAGAGAATCGATTGTAAAAATTGCTTCGTTTTGTTCTACTGGTGGTCATTTGGAAGCTTGGCAGCAGCAAAAGCTTGCAATATCTATGGATAATTTAGCAGAAATTGCTAGATCTTTGCATTAACTTTTGTTTTGAGGTTTGCAAAACATATCTTTAAGAGAAGTTAAAATAACCAAAAAGTTGTGACCTGCTGTTTTATTTAAGGTTTTTGCACTTAAAGAATCCAAAGTCGAGTCTGTAAGAAAAGACGTTAATTTAGCAATAAACTGTTCCGTGTCACTTTCAACGAGTTTTAATATTTGTTGTATGTGCTCGTCTAAATCGAATTCTGTTCTCGATTTGAGTTCTCTTTTTAATTTATTGCCGTAAAAAAAAGCTCTTTCTTCTTGAAATTCTTCGACTATTTGCTGTAAGAACTCCATTATTTGTTTAAGAGTAGTTTTCTTATTGTTTAATAAAATTAAAATTTCAGTAGCTATTTTATCCATGGTAATTGTAGTTAGTCAACTCGACTGCTGTTATGGGATATTCACATTTTTCTATACTTACATCTATAATGTTATTGGTATACAATTTCTTTCCTATTTCGCTTTCGTATAGCTTGCCGTGACAATGACCGTGACAATGGATTGCCCCACGATTTTGTTTGTTAAAGCTTGCTAAAGGATAATGAGACAGAACTAGTTTTATTTCTGACTTGATACTGACTTCTAAATAATTTGGAATAAACACTACCTGTTTATTTTCTGTTAAATTTAAAACGTTGTCTTGTTGATCTTCAAACAATTGCTTCCAACCGGAAAAATGATTCCCTGGCATTACAAACAACCGTTTAAATGAAACTTCACGTAATATAGACATGAGTCTCTCAGAGGCAGAGTTTCCAAATATAAAATCTCCTAAATGAAAAAACAAAGAATCGTTCGTAGCTTTGGCGTTCCATCGGTTTACTAATTCTTGATCGTGATGTTGAATTGATGAAAATCCTCTCATTTTCCACAAAGGAACTGGCCAGTGCTCAGAAGAATGCCCAAAATGAGTGTCACTCCAAAATAGAACATTTTGAGGATGCTCTTCTATAAACAATGTTTTGTAAAACAAGTCTTTCATTTACCCGACAAATTTAAGGGTGTTCGTCGGTCAAATCAAGATATAATTTGGATAAAGACTTTTTCAATCGTTGACGCAAGGGCAAGTAACTTTTAATAACATGAAGAAAATCACTGTGCAGTTTAAAAAATTCAGGCAACGGCAACTCTTCGTAATCGGTGTATGCCAAAACATCAGATTTAATAAATAATTTAAGCTCTAATAAAAACTTTTCTAATTTCTTTGAGAGAATTTTTTTTGTTTCTGGAAATAGAGAATTTTTAATATCTTGCTTGTATTTTTTGTATTCTTGCGTAATTCTGTGACCCAGTTCAGTCATATGCGCATCGAACTCAATTGGTTCCGAAAAATAAACGTGCTGGTTGTACGGTTTTCCCTTTTGTAGTTTTTTTAGTTCTTTTTTGTATTCTTCTGATTGTGTTTTGTCTTGCTGAAATCCGTGAGTCAATTCGTGGATCATTACGGATTCCAATTCAAGGTCCGTTAATTCTTTTATAGAATTGTGGTATAATACTATAAAGTGATTGTCTTCATCATAATATGCATATGAACCTTCACAATTCCCGTATGCGACTAAAACTTCTACTTGGTGTCTTTTGTTGTTGGTGAGATCTGTAAACAAAAATTTATTAATAACGACTATTCTCTCCACTTCAGGCTCGTCTTCAAAATAATCTTCCCACACTTCACTTCCTTTTACCAAATCCGTAAGAAGCTTTAAATCGGACTTGGTTATTTTTCTGTATACAGAATTGTAAATTAATACCGTTTGCTTGACGTTCGCAATAAGAGATTTTGAAATTGTTCTAAACTTAGACTCGAGCAATGCGAGATTAAATATGCTTTCAAATTTTTTCATGTTGGTACTTATTATAAATCAATTTTAATACACTCTATTGAGTTGAATTTAAATATGTCCAACGCTTTTTGATCACGAGCGTATACGTCTTTGTATACGACTCTTTTAACTCCATGAGCTACAATGCTACTTGCACAGCTAGAGCACGGAAGCAACGTGCAAGCCAGCAAACGACACTCTCCTCTCTTAAAAAGCGACAATAGATTTGTTTCAGCGTGTATTATAAAAGGTCTGCGTGCTTCTCTGTCGGTCCAAAAATCTTCTTTAACTGTGACTCCTGTGGCTAACCCATTGTAAGCCACACCTATTACTCTGTTGTCATAATCTAAAGCGCATGCTCCTACTTGAATTATATCTTCTGAACGCTCTGAAGCTACGAGTGCAATTTTAAGAGCATATTCTTCCCACGTAATTCGCTTTTTGGATTTACTCATCTTCATTTAAATCTCTAATTGTAATGTCGTAGTTGTGTCTTTCTTTCATTAGCACTGAAAGAGATTCAAAAAACTTTTGTTCGTACTCTAACTGATTTTTATCTTGGATAGTCCTACACACCGTTTCAAATAAAACGGTAACTAAAGCTGCTAAATTTGCCGGGCAAATGTCGAGATTTGTTACAACTTTAACTGCTGGGTTGTCGTCTACCATTCCAAGTTCAAATAGCGGATTATAATTTGTATCAAGCATTTATTATATTATGTGTTAAATTTTAGACAGATCAACTAGACAATAAAAATTACTGCACATAAATATATTTATAAATTTAACATGTCTAGTAACTTCACACCACGCGCCCAACAAGTCTTAGCTCTTGCAAAAAAAGAAGCTGAGCGACTTAATAACAATTATATCGGAACAGAGCATTTGCTTGCAGGTATTATAAAACTAGAACAAGGGTTAGCTCTAAAAGTAATAATTGATTCTGGAGCGAACGTTGAAGAAATATATAATGAAATCGAGGATGGATTGTCGGAAAATAATCCTTCGGCCTTAAAAAACAAATCTGATATTCCGTCCACTCCAAGACTTAAAAAAGTATTGGTCTTGGCAGAAAAAGAATCTAGACAGCTTAATCACACTTATATTGGAACGGAACATCTACTGTTAGGACTACTCAAAGAAGATGGAGGAACCGCAGTTGCTATTTTAAAAAAGAACGGAATAACTTATGAAGATGTCAAAAAGCAAATTTTAACTGAGTTAGGAGATGAGCCGGAACATGACGATCAACAAATGGTTGCTGCCGGACCAAAACAGAAGGGAGATTCATCAAAAAAGAAAGGTAACATGTTGAAGCAATACGGAACAGATTTAACCGAACGAGCTCAACAAAACAAATTAGACCCAGTAGTTGGGAGAAAAAACGAAATCGAAAGATTGATTCAAATTCTATGTAGAAAAACAAAAAACAATCCAGTATTAATTGGAGAAGCGGGAGTAGGAAAAACAGCAATAGTAGAAGGTTTAGCTAGAGAAATTGCAAACGGCAATGTACCTAGCTTACTTCAAAATAAAAGAATAATATCACTCGATTTAACTTTAATTGTTGCTGGTACTATATACAGAGGTCAATTTGAAGAACGAATTAAAGGAATAATGAATGAAGTGAAAAAAGACGAAAATGTTATTCTATTTATAGACGAACTTCACATGGTAGTTGGAGCTGGAGCAGCTTCGGGTTCTATGGATGCTTCTAATATTTTTAAACCCGCTTTAAGTCGAGGTGAACTGCAAATTATCGGAGCAACTACTTTTGGAGAATATAGAAAGCACATTGAAAAAGATGCAGCTCTAGAAAGAAGATTTCAGCAGATTCGTGTAGAAGCTCCATCAATTGATGATGCAATTACAATTTTAAAAGGAATTAAACCAGTATACGAAAAACACCATAACGCTGAAATTGAAAACAATGCAATAGAAGCTGCTGTAAAATTGTCTGAAAGATATATTACAAACAGATTTTTACCAGACAAAGCTATAGATCTTATTGATGAAGCTGGGTCGAAAGCTAGAATAGATGCTCACGAGCCACCTCCTGATTTCAGCATTTTAGAAAAAAAAATAGAAACATTAGTTAAAGAAAAACAACAAGCAATCATCTCGCAACAATTTGAAAATGCTGCTTCAATAAGAGATGAAGAGCGGGCTGCACAAGCAGAACTAAAAACTGCTATTGAGCAGTGGACAAAAACTAAAAATGAGGAAAAAAAAGTTTTCGTAAAAGAAGAATTAATAATGGAGGTTGTTTCCAAATTGACTGGAATTCCGCTAACTAAAATTGAGCAAAAAGAAGCAGTAAAGCTATTAAATCTCGAAAAGGATCTATCTAAAAAAATTATAGGTCAGCAAGATGCTATAACTGCAATCAGCAAAGCTATGAGAAGAGCACGAGCAAATCTCAAAGATCCTAAAAGACCAATTGGATCGTTTTTATTTTTAGGACCAACAGGAGTAGGGAAAACATTTCTTACTCAAACAATAGCTGATTTAATGTTTGGAACTAAAGACTCTTTGATCCAAATCGATATGAGCGAATACATGGAAAAGTTTTCTGCTTCTCGTCTTATCGGATCTCCGCCTGGTTATGTTGGATATGAAGAAGGCGGTCAACTCACAGAACAAGTAAGACGTAAACCATATTCTGTTATATTGTTTGATGAAGTAGAAAAAGCTCATCCTGACGTTCTTCACTTACTTTTGCAAATTTTAGAAGAAGGTAGAGTCACGGATTCTTTAGGAAGAAAAATTGACTTTAGAAATACAATTATTATATTAACCTCTAATCTTGGAGCAGCTTTTGCGAGAAAACAAACAACTTTAGGCTTTGGGGTTAAAACTGAACCATCAGCAGACTACTCAGCTATGAAGGAAAAAATGATACAAGAAGCTAAACAGTTTTTTAAGCCGGAATTGCTTAATCGATTGGATGATGTGGTTGTTTTTCGTTCTTTAGAGAAGAACGAACTGTGCAAAATAGTTGATCTTGAAGCGTCAAAGGTATGCGATCGGTTATTAGAACATCAATTAACCTTAACCTTAACAGCTGGAGCAAAAGATTTTTTAGTCGAAAAAGGTTATGATACAACCTATGGCGCTAGACCAATGAGAAGAGCCATAGAAAAGTATATCGAAGATCCTCTTTCTGAAGAAATTTTAAAAGAAGTGTTTGTACACGGAGATACTATTTTAGTTGATCACAAACCAAAAGAGGATGTATTAAAATTTACAGTAAAAAAAACAAATAAAAAAAATAATAACAAATCACTTTGATAAAAACAAAGCCCTCTCAGCATCTTGTATCAATTCTTTAGCGGTTTTTATTAAAATATTTAAATCCGAACGTGTGAGAGAATAATATTCGTCTTTTTTTGTGGTGATTAATTTGCGTGTATTGTTTTGACCCTCTACTGACACTAACAACTGCTCGTTGTTTTCGTTAATAAATGAAAATTGAGCTTGAAATTCTAAAGCTCCCTTATTTTTTGTCGAATCAATTTTAATTGCTAAACTCATTGATAGATACTTAATGTAAAGCAAGTTAAATTAAATGCTTAACCTAGTATAAACCCATATTCGTCTGTAATGACAGAGTTTAGTAACTCATTTAACTCTTCTGTAGTCAGTTTAAATTGCGAGCAATCACGATGGTTTGAACAATTATCTTGAACGAAGCTTGAGCGATTTGTTCTAGAGCAATCGCCAGCTTGTGTTGTAGAAAAAATAACATTTGTTGCCATTAATGTAATTAGTTATAAAGGCTTGTAAGGCTTAGATACTACTGCAAAATAACAAGATTGCTTTTTAACAATTTTAGTGCTACTTCCTATCGGCAAAGGGTTTTTTTTAAAGGCGGTATCTACAATTTCCCAAAGTTTAGAAAAGTTTTTTTGAGAAATGGCCTTTTTAATTTTTAAATTAAGATTTTTGGGCAGACGGAACCATTTTTCTGGCTTCCAATATTTTTTTGTTTGTGGGTCAATTATTTTAGCGTTAGGAATACCCGTAATATTGAGAACGCCATCTCCATCTACCCCCATGTCACGGCATCCTTGATTTCGTTGGTAGTGTAGATATTCCTCTATTGCTTTCTTGATTTCCCATGCAGCAGTTCCGCTACTCATCTCTGGGCAACCGACACCAAAAGAAGAGTTTGCATGATCAAGATGAGGTCTATTTTTCTTACTCTTCCAGTCTTCACTTTCTTTTACAATATTGCCTGATTCATCGTACTCATTATTATATTGATCGAAAAAACCACCATGACCATCATATTCTCTTCTAGGGTTAGCAGGAAAAGCCATATATCTAATAGTGCCTTCGATATGTTGTCTTTCGTCCCAGCTGAGATTTCTATCAGCATAGACAGTATCCATGGCCATACTAATTTGCCCAGACTGAAGGCGAGAATATGTTTCTAATGCAGAAATAAGAACAAGCAAATGATCAGCGTCGAATTCTATGCTAATTCTTGTGTGTTTTAGGTTTTTTCTGCTTCGATTTTTTGTGTTATTAGCTTTATCCATTGTATGTCTGTTATAGTCTTATTGTCAAGAACAGAAAACGCGTAAGAAGAGTTTATAGAATATGATCTTTTTATCATTTCTGCTTGTTGTTTTCTGGTTTCAACCTTTCTAATATCATGTACCATTTCCATGATGTCATCAACAAATTTTTGAGCTTTTTCGCCTGCATTACAAATTTTTTGTATTTCGTCTTTTAACTGCAGAGCGATTTCAAAATCAAACTCCGTTTCTATTTTTTTATAAAAATCTTGGTAACAAGGCATTTTAGAACTAACATAGTATTCAATTAAATTATTTTGAGAATTTAATTGAGATTTTACTCTGTGAATAAATAGATACCAATCTGATTTTAGTTTAATTCTATTTTGTCCGTTGTTGTAAGAGACAACGATTCCTTCTTTACCCTTCCAATGTTTTATAGTCCCTGCTATTTTAGCAAGATCGGTTGTATTTAAAAAATTATAAATTTGTGGTGTTGGCATTTGACCGACGTTTCTCCATATATCAATCAAATTCGACGAAGAAACAATGCACATCCCGTTTTTATTAATCGCACCGATAAGATAAAATTCGATTTGTTTTGGTCGAACTACAATAACATTATTGGGTGTTACGATTTCAAATAAAAGACTAAGGTGTGAATTTTCTTTCAAAAACTCAACCATCTTTGGATATTTTTCAGGTAACAATTCAAAATCTTTAGCGTTTTCTTGAAGAGTATAAGAAACGGTACCTCTCGTTCTCATTGAGAACTGACCATTAATATGGTCTGCTATAAGAAGAGAACCATCTATCTTATCTTCTAATTTCCAGTCATTAAAATCTGCTGGGTTTGGATAGCAATGTGGATTTTCATTATAATTGAAAAACTTAGGAAAGCCGCAAGATAATACATAACCTTCTTTGTCTGTAATCAAAGAACGATAAAATAAATTATTTTTATTCCACTTTGCGTCCATTTTTGGCGTTGTTAAATAACAATCCAACCCACAAAACTGATTTGGAACAACGTTGAAATGTTCTTCTTCTAGTGGTAACTGTACCTTCATTTTACTCTCTATATTCCCAAAATTCGTTAATATCTAAAAGTTTAGAGACGCAACCATTTACTCTTTCCGTACAGCTGGAATGAAAGTGGCCGTATAAATGAAATGCTGGATTGCATAGTTTGAAAATTTCGTCCATTACAGATCTTTCATCTGTAAGATCTTCCAATAAATAAGCATCTTCTCTTGCCCAACCGTATACCATTTCATTAAATTGTTGAGGAAAGCAGTGAGATGGAGCTGTGTGAGTTACTAATACATCAACCTTTTTACAAGAGTCTTTGTGGAAGACTACACGCTCCTCTTCCCAATATGAAGTTCCGAAATTTCTACCAGTCCTATCTATAGATATAGCACCACCAATAAATTGAAAACTTTTAGAATTATATTTATATACAGTATAATCTTCAATTAATTCAAAATTGCTTAAACGAATTCTATTACCTCCTTTGAAGTAAGCTGGATCATCGTGGTTTCCTCTTATGCTTTTATACTCTATGTTATGTTCCTTAAATAAATTATTTAACTTTTCGGTTTGTTTGATTTCGTTTTCTTTTGACCGAAATCCGTGTCCACCATCTCCAACACAAATTATATAGCTATCTTTTATGCCTTTAGATCTTATAACATCAAAAACGAAATTCCAAGAACCATGGTGATCTCCTAAAAACAGCAAAGGTTTAGTGTTATTTAAAGCAATCATATAAGAAAGGTATATTCAAACAAAAAGCGACAGTAGTCAAGCTTAATCTGTGGACTTCGGTTGCTGTAGTCTGTCAGGTGGGAAAAAAAGCTTTTCAGAATTTAAGCAATCCCTTTTCCATTGCGCTATGTAGCTGTGCATGTCTACTCCAAGAATATCTGTTGCGAAGCCTAAAATTCTCAAGTTTGGCCAAGCTATTGCTCTGACTTTTAAAATTTCGTTTAGTGCCTGTTCTGTTGTTCTACCAGCCATGACTAAGGCTGTGATTCCAATGGCTGTCGATCTAGATATGCCAGCGAAACAATTTACACCTAAACTGTGAGGCTTTTTATCTTCCACGAAAGGCTTTAAAAAAGTAATAATATTTTGTATGTGTTGTTTTTGTGGAGCTTCTTGTCTCAAATGCCCCCACTGCAGACCATCCTCGTCAGACCAATCAGCAAAGAACTGCGCAAAAAAATTAACATTCTTTTGTTGGAAGTTTTTTCTCATTCTATTGATTTGCTTTTTGTCTTCACTCCCAACAACAGAAACCCAAACATCGCAGTCTCTGTCATTCATGTTGTAACTATAACTCTCAGCATCAGCTAAATTTGTTATTTTAATTTTATTAATCATATTTGGAAAAAATAATTAAGACAAATAACTTTATATATTCCAAATAGTAGTGCTTACACTATCACCGCACTGCTCGCATATATTAGAATCATGTTCCCAATCGTCAGGTTGAAACAGTTGCACAACGTTTTGAAAAAGTATAGTGTTATCTTTTATACCTTCTTTAGCTTTTAAAAAAAGATAATCTAAAATCTCATCTAGTTCTTGTTCTTTGTGTTCAGAAATTGATTTTTCGTTTATAGAAAAATCAAAAGCTGTGCACCCAATTGTTTCTACGAATTTATATTTAGTAGGTTCCATTTTCAATAGTGTGAATAGCCTCTTTAGTTTCTTCAATTGCATCGCTATACTCCTTAATTTTGTGTTTGAGATAATTAGAGCTTAATTCGGTTAATCTGCCGTGATTTGTAGTAACTAAGATACGTTTGGAGCCATTGTTTACAACGTACCCGATGCTATCCATTTCCCAATTACAGTGGAGTATCCTGAATTTTTTAAGAATATTGCCGTATTTTTGCTCGACTTTTAAGTCTAATGTTGTTTTTTTGGCTTCTGTGAACTCACTCATTGTTTTCTATAAGGTTTAACTGTTTCCCAGAGCGACTCGACGTTTTGACAAATTTCAATATCGTTTTCATCCCACGCTTGAAGAACTTTGCCATCAAACCCAATCTTTTCGTAAAGATACCAATTAATCCATTCCTGACCTTCACTTTGAAATACTGATTCGATTAGAATTGTTATAGTAGCGTGAAACAGTTCATCGTAATTCATCAAGTCTACTCCGAGTTGATAGGCAGTGTGAGATCTATCTCTAACCTTTTCTAGCTTCTCAATTAGGGTTTTAAATTGGATGAAATTCATTATTATGTCCAAAAGTACATTCTTCGCTTGATTATTTCTGTTAAAATTTCAGTGTCGCGATCGTCAATTTGTTTTTCTATTCTGTTAACATCTGCATACTTAACTTCATAAGGAATACCGTCGTCTATAAGCTGGTAACATGTTTTGCCGTGTTTGTCTAGTGTTTGCTTGAACATCTCTTCAAATGGTTTCGATGGCGGATAAGAGTTTTCCAGCTCTTTTTCCAACGTTGGTCTTAATTTAGTAACGTATTGATATGCTTGCTCCAACCATTCGCTGAATTCTTTATGTTCTTCTGTAGCAGTCCAATCTACAATATCTGCTTTAAATTCCTCTTCATAAAAAGATTTAATAAATTCGAAATTTACTTGAACAATTAAATGAGAAACATCAGACCATGTTTTCGGAATAGACTTTCTAATTCTGCTATTGTGCGGTTTAAAGATAGGTTTTATGAAGTCGTAATAATACATTCTCCAACGATAAGGAACTAAATCAAAAATATCCCAAATCCCAAGCTTTTCAAACAAGCGCTTTCGAATTTGAGTTAATAATCCTTGTTTTTCTTCTTCAAAAGAAAGATTTAAACAATGATTTAGGGCAGAAAATTTTTCTTTATTCATAGACAGTGTTATACTTTCTGTAAAAATTGTTTTAAATCCCAACTATAAACTCCGTGATCACCAGAATTTAAAATAGGACATGTTTTTCCTCTCATGAAATTTTCCCACGTTTCGCGCAATTCGTGCGGGAGCATTGTTAAAATTTTACTTTCTTGTAGAGACGTATCTTGTTCTAAAAGACAAGTCAGATCATGCTTCCAGTTGTTCATTTATTGTTGATGTAGTAAATGTTAAGTAAATTAAATTGTTGCGTTGCTCATCAAAGTAATTGGCTCTCCAAAATCTTGAGGCCAAAACTCAGAGAGAGTAACATTTTTATTAACGTGCTCTGAACAACAAGCGCAAAAAGGTTCTTGTTCATTGAATGAGGCTGCTGTTAAAATAACAGCATTATCTTTTTCGATCACCGATATTCCGTCGAGTAGACCGTTTATTGTTGCTTTGTTTGTTGTCATAATTTTTATTTAGCCACTTGTTAAGATTTTTCGATGTGTTGATTAAATGCTTTTCACATGCGTTTTTTGCACTTGCAATGGAAGTGTACGTTTGTTTTGTTAGACGAGAAGCATCGTCGTCAAACTTAGAGTAAAACACCTTAGCTTCAAAATTACATTTTTTTGGCGCGTTACTTGTGTTTTTATGAGTATACGGTTCTTCGATAATGTACTCCCATTTGAGTATAGGAACTTTGGCTTCATACCAATATCCAGATTTGTCATCTAGCCATTTTTGTTTCCAGAGCAAAATATTATTAGTGGGGCTTTTCATTTTTAAAAAACTGATAAAAACAGTGTGTTCTTTTTGTTGCTTGATTAGCATACACTAATTTGCAAATGTGTCAAGTTTATTTTAAATATATACTGAACCAAACACTCCAGTCTCTACAAATAAGACTTGTAGAGACTCTATATACAATCGTGCTCTGATTATTTTTTTATAATATCAAACCACAGCAATTCTACTTCTTCGTTTGTTTCTTCTAACACAACCCCAGTTGAAGAAGAAGCTACGATTATTTCCTTAACAGTATAAGTTTTTCCGGAAACAAGCTTTTCTGCATTTTTAATTCTGTTGGTAAACCAATGCGGAGTAGATTTTTTGAATACAATTTTATCTCCAACTTTTGTGTTCAAATATGTTGCGTAATTTGAAGGAGTCATGCGTTTGTTCAGTTTTTTTTATTTGCTGAGTGTTATTAATAATGCGTTCTGTATTTAGCTAAACTATAAAACCAACCCCTAATTATTGTGAAGATGTTTTTGTTGTTTTCTTTGCCTAAATCATAAGCCATGAGAATTGCTTTTGTGTAATACTTTCTTCTGAAATTTTTGTCCCACTGTTTGAATACTTCAAGTTGAGAAGAGTTAACAATATCATCTACAATTTGCTTGCAATCATAAGGAAGTTGGCTATAACGTCCTTTTTTAAAAACAGGGTATGTGCTATTTCGTTTTAAATAAGTCCATCTCCTATCGACAACGTAATCAACTTCAGGATCATCTTCTGCTGTATAAGGAGATGGGAAGTTTTCGTACTCGTTAAATTTCATACATTCTGCTAACTCAGCAGTCAGATTTTTAATCTTTTGTAAATTTTTTTGATGGTCATTCATGTTATGTTTAATAGATAATTTATATACTTTTGCAGGTCTGTTAGATGTTTTTCATGTATTCCAGAAACTTCCAATCTAGCAGTTGGTCCAGAATATTTTGGTTCATCGTGTAATCTTACTTCTGGATAGTATCTCAACTCAAATGTAAAATAATCTTCCGCTATCGGAATAATTGCTTCCAAATGAATTCTTTTATTTTTTACGTTCTGGCTTTTAAAACCAAATTGCCACCAATTAGAATGATATTCTCTATCTGGTTCTTCATTAGCAACAGACATATCCTTCCAATTGCTGGAATAAAAACCATCGGTGTACCAAAAGCATTCCAAAGTTTCAAATCCATGTTGCTTTAGAATTTCCCTGAAAGTATCTACTTTTTTAGTTATTTTAATTAATTCTGGACTCATTTTAAAAATGCTTGTTCTTTTTGTTTAGCCTGCTCTGTCCATGCCTTCTGTCTCTCTTTAGTAATTTTATCGGTGTTTGGGGTATCGCAAAGTTTCTGAAACATATCATTTATCATTTTCTGTCTTTGTTTGTCTGTTAAAAACTCTCCACTTCGGTGTGCATAAGACCAATTATCAGCATTATTCACAAGCTCTCTGATGCCATCATTATTACCCGAAATTATAAAGATATTGATCTTGTGTAGAAAGTTCTCGTACATTTCTACTTTTTGTTTAAGTGATGGAGTTTTCATAGATTTTTTATTTTTACAAGTCTTTCTCCACTTTCATCCCACATATAATCTTCAACCATATTACCGACAATTTCTAAAGAAGCAAGATCTAAATTCATGATTGGGCAATCATTGATATAATATGCACAAGAGTCTGTGCTATATCTAACTTCACCAATTTCTTCTCCATTAAGAGTAAAGTATCTTACAACATCTCTTTCATAAATCTCTCGCATATTTTTATCCAAGATGCCAATGAACTGCTGCTGTCTTTGCAGCAAATCCGTTTCTTGGAATTGCTTGTGTTTATGATTCCAAATTCTAAATTTATTTTTGTTCATTTGTATTAAAAGGACAACCATCTAGCCATTCATCGCAAACTAAACATTCTCCATTGTGATCTGGATTGCAAGGCAATCCAAATATATTACCAACCACCTCAAAAAAGTGCATATAATCTACTCGGAATTTAAGTTGTCTGCTCATATTATTACAAATAACCAGTCTTAAACCATAGCTCTCGTCTTACTGGAGAATCATCTGGAGCATTGGGTGGCCATATAAACGTAGCATCAATCATATTAAAATTATTTGATTTGTCTACGATGTATTCTACCTTTATTGTAGCTTTGCTGGAATCGTTTGTTATCATACCGTTCTCGTTTAAAAAGAATGTTCTGTTTTGAGATAGTGTAAAGTTT